CCAAAATTAAAGAAAAAGCAAAAGATGAAGAGGATCGAAAACGTCGCGAAAAAGAAGCAGCAGATCAAGCCGAACGACTTAAGGCGATGTATGCCAATATCGTGGGCACTCTTGAAGACGGTATTGTCGGGTCTCTAACGGCTGGTATCGAGGCTTTAATCGGCGGCACCAAAACTCTTGGTGATGCGCTCAAGGAAATCGCCAGCGGAATCCTGAAGGATATCGGCCAGACATTGTTACGTTTTGCTGTGAACCTTGGCATGCGCGCAGCATTCCCTGGAGCTTTTGCAGCTAAAGGTGCTTTCTTCGCTGGTGGTCAGGCTGATTTTGCTCAGAACAGCATTAAACCCTTCGCTACGGGCGGCATCGTCACCCGCCCAACCTTCTTCAAATACGCCAAGGGTGGCGAAATGCAAAACGGCCTCATGGGCGAGGCTGGTCCTGAAGCAATTATGCCTCTCAAGCGTGGTGCCGATGGAAAGCTTGGCGTTGCAGCGAAACTTGATGGTGCAATGGGGCGTTATCGCCGCTCACCTGGATCTGCTGGTGGGGCTGCTGGTGGTGCGACAGACTCAGAGGGCGGTGCCGGATCCGCCGCAATGCAGCCAATCGACGTGCGTTACAGCGTGGAACGAATCAATAACGTGGATTACGTTACGGCTGACCAGTTCCAGCAAGGCATGGCACGAGCTGCTCAACAAGGGGCTGTACAGGGTGAACGCCGCGCCATGCGTAGCTTGAAAAACAGCAGTGCAACCCGCCGATCTGTTGGAATCTGATGGAATACGCCTACGGCCACCTGCTTGATATCGGTCCCACGGGGCAGGCGGCACAGTACCGCTTTCAAAATTACGCGATCAACCAAAGCGTCAACGGTTACTTATTTCTGCCATTTAGCTTTGGCGGTGCAGTAGCCACTCTTCAAGGCGACAACCTAGATGCGACGTTGCAGTTTGCCAACACGGACATGACCCGTGCATGGATTACAGAGGCGCTCGATAACCTGTGGGTTGCCAAGGTAACCACAGTGCTCTGGGAGCCGTCAACTGGCGCCGTCCAGCGCACCCTTTACCAATACTGGGGCAGTTGCTCGGGTGGTGGCTGGGACGAGACTGCATTGCAAGTAAATCTCAATTCAGTGCTGGACGCGGTGCAAGCCAATATCCCCGGTCGTCGGCTGCATCGCTGGCAGGTTGGCAGCATTCCGTTTACAGCGCAGATCCGTGTGTGATCATCTGATCGGGCGGCATTACCAATACGGCAGCAGCGACTGCATTCACTTGGTGATCGACGCTTTGAACAGCATGGGCATGGCGCCGCCAGCAGTACAAGAAGCTTGGTATGGGATGAGCGCTCGCGGTGTTTTACGTGAGCTTGGCCATTACTGCTTCAGGATTGACGTTCCCTCCTACGATGGTGACATCACAGTGTTAGCGGCTGATCCGCTTGCCTTTGGGGTGACATGGCAGAACGGAATTTTGTACATCAACCGTCTGACCAACAGCGTGGATTGGAAACCGCCGGGCGCCCTTACGATCCGCCGCTCCTACCGTATGAAGTCGCGCTGATCGAAGCGCTGGGTTGCAGTGAGCAGGAATATCGAGAGTTTGTCCGGCACGCCCAACTGCAGGCGCGTATGCGTCCAGCTGAGTATGCCCATGTTCCGGATATTGAGAACCTTCCTGTATCTGCGGTTATTAGTCTTGTAATTGGCCTGGCCTTTACTGCTGTCAGTGTCTTGCTGACTCCTAAGGCGCCAACGCTAGAAACGCCAGCCAAGATCAAGGGCAAAAAGCTTGCTGATCAGATCGGACCAACCCGATTCAATCAAACCACCAGCTTCGATAATGTCAGCAGCCTTGCTGAATACGGGCAGCCAATTCCAATTCCATTTGGCAAACGCGGCACCGGGCGTGATGGTGCGCTGACTGGTGGCCTAATCATTGCACCTGCCTTGGTGTGGAGTCGCCTGTATTCCTACGGCAGTTATCAGGCTTACGAAGGTATCTATGTCGCCGGAGAATATGGCGTTGATCAACCACAACTTGGCGGGGTGCGTATTGATACGTCCGCGTTAAATAGCCTTGGCTCGCGCGATTATGCACTGTACTGGTCGTCCCAGCTTGGAGAAAATCGTCCGATTCCGTCGCGTTTAATTGCTGGCACGCAAGGACTGCCAGATAGCGGCACTGGTACACGGCCTATTTTTACCGCACCAACTGCAGACGGTGAATTTAGCCAAGGTTTTTCAATGACGTACAGCCCACAAAGCAATACTGCTTTTGGGACATCAGAACCAATCCATAACGGATCAGCATATCGCTTCAACTGGGAAATTATTAGTGCGCCCTACGCCAGCACAAAGGGAGATGATCCTGATATTAAAACAGCTCGATTTGAAACTCAAGCTAAACGCACCAAGATTGCGGGCGCCAATGCGAACGTTCTGCATAGATATGAAGGACAGCCCGCTGAGGACCGCGACCAAGTAGGTATGCCAGGGGTGGGGCGAGCGTATTCACGTGGGATGGGTTTTGTCAGACATAGCGGCACCAATGGTGGCAGAGACATTGAAGATCGCACTATTGTTCCGATTCGTGAGGGCGACACCTTGGTGTTTCGCATCACGTTAGGGCAGCAATATAAAGAACTGATGGAGCGCACGATACAAGAAGGAGGATTTAAGGGAACCGATGTAGATATCAAAGACCTTCGCACAGCGTCTAAATCTTGGCGTGAGCGTGCTTACGATTTACTAACCGTGGGCTCTAAGTGGGTCATTGCCGGCAGTGTATGGGTTGTGCAAAGCCGCTCAGGTAGAGATAAAAACAAAAACTTACTCTCAAACATTACTTTTCTTTGTACTGCTGTTATTGGTGTTCCGGAAATAGGAATTCCTGGCACACGAACAGTCGAAGAACCACTCGGGGGTTACGAAGGTCCATGGCCTGGTCCAGGTGAACCACCTTTTCCTCTTAGCGAAAACGGTTTCAATACTCGCAAGCATTGTGGTGCTGCGTTTTACAACATTTGCAGACTGCACATTGCGACAATTCGTCCCGTTCGTCGTGATGCGGAAGTTATTGAACTCGGCATCCGCAGCCAAGTGTGGAACAGGGCAAATGGATTATGCAATTTTAACGCGATACCTACATCAAACAAATTGCACAAATTAGACAAAGCAAATATCACAGTAGCAACGCCGCGTATGGACAAATACTTCGAAAGGTCATCATGCTTCTCATTATGGGTCCGCCCCGTACAGCAATATGGAGAACCTCAGCAACCATGGTCCCGTATTCCGCGTGTATTTTGCGTGACAGGCAAGGCGCCGGTTGATCTATACAACTATCTACGCATTCGCCCTCGCACTCCAGGATATTACGAGTATCGCATTCTTCCGCGTACAGGCTCGGATATTGCTATTAACAGTATTGATAGCAATCTTGCAACGCGGCTTGATGCGTCTGGCGGTGAAGTAATAGGTGAAGACTACCAAACTCCTTACGGAGCGTTTCGTATTACGACAACTGGCGAAGCAGTAGTTGTTTCCAGTTTGACATTTAACGATGAAATGATATCAGATCCAAGACAAGCTACGGAACAAGTAGAAACTACCACAACGACAACGACGCCAACAAGCTTGTCGCAATATGCGCAAGGCTCAAACACAGGCAGTATCTACCTAATTCGCCATGCGTGGCTTACTGAGGTTTTAGGTTTTGCGCCAAGCTACGCCAATCAATGGCGATCAGTAGATGTGTCGCATTACAAGCCCAATGGTGATAGGTACATTACAGTAAGAGTGACTGCTTACTCTGCCCAAGGCACGCTTGGGGTAGATGTTGGCACCAAATACTTAACAGCAGCTGGCTCTACATACCGCTGGATCGCTGAATCGTACAGCGTGGTTTCAGCGACCAAAGATTGGGCGGTAGGCGATGCATTTACAATCACAAAAACAACCCCAAGCAGCAATCCTTTTGCCCGCCAAGAAGGTTACTCCTCAGTTGGTTTTGCTTTCAGCGTATCGAGCGTTGCGGTTAAAAGCGTCACGGTGCCGGGGCAAATACTTATTACCGATGAAGGGCGTATTTTTGAGCAAAACTCTCAAGTTTCAGATTGCAGTCACTATCTGGAATTGGTAAAGTCGAACGAAAGTTCACCAGAGCATGAAATTGTTTACGTGAACGAATCAATTGCAAACGAATCGCTTGCTGAATACTATGGCATGTCAACTTTTGCATTAGCCGTTAAATCCAGCGGGCAGCTAGGCGGGATTGGCCAGCCGCGTGCGTGGGTGCCAACCGGGATCAGCGTTTACCGCTTGATCGAGCGCGACAACAAGCCAAGCAACCTGTTTGCTGATCTGGTTTACTACCTGCTCACCAGCAAAAGCCAAGGCGTCGGCAACGTGGTGCCTACCGAGTTAATCGACGTTGAATCACTCACTGTTGCAGCTCAGTTCCAACGGGCAAACAGAATTTTCTTTGATGGCGTCGTAGAAGAAAGCGAAAGCTTCCGTTCATTTCTTTACGACAACGCAGCGCTGCAGCTGTGTAATTTCACGATCAAGAATGGCAGGTTTGGCATGATGCCTGCGCTGCCTTGCGACAGCAATTACGAGATCAGCCTTAGCCCGATTGCGGTTGATCAAATCTTTACCGCTGGCAACATCATTGAAGACAGCCTGCAGGTGCAATACATCGACGCAGCGCAGCGGTCTAATTTCCGCGCATTAGTCAGCTGGCGCGTCACGATTGAAAATGATTTGCCAACGCAAGCTTCAGCCTTGGTCGATTGGGCGGACATTCCCGAAGGCAGCCGCGCCACAACGCAACAGTCATTTGATCTCACTGACTTCTGCACCAATCGCGCTCAGGCATTGCTCACCGCACGATTCCTGTTGAGCGTGCGCCGCCGCATCACGCATACCGTCAGCTTTAAAACGGTGCCCGATTCGCTTGGTATCCAACCTGGTTCCTATATCCGCGTGATCACCGCAGCAACCAGCTACAACGCGGCAGCCAATGGCGCAATTCAAGACGCTGGTTCGCTGGTCAGTATCAGCACAGTGGACGATGGCACCTACACCGCATTGATTTACAACCCGTCTACCTCTGACGTTTCCGAAAAGCAGATCACGATCAGCGGCGGGCGGGTGACCGATTCAACCGTTTACAACTGCCTGTTTACTTTGCTGAGCACGACGGTCAGCAAAAACGTCTACCAAGTGGAGCAGCTGACGCTTGATGAGGATGGGTTGGTGAACGTCAGCGCTGTGGAAGTACCCGTCGACAGCTCGGGGGCTAGCATTGTTGCAAGGGACGTGCTGGACGACGCTGCTTTCCGGGTGCTCGAGTAATGGCATTTCCTACATTGCAACCCACTAGCCGGGATTTCAGCCCTGGCGACTGGCCAATCAAGCGCTTCAATTCGCAATCTGGCGCTGAAGTGCGGATCCTGTACGGCAGCCAGCGCATCAACGCAAAGATCAGTCTGGGCTACGACAACATCAGCGACGCAAACGCCCAGCTGTTTTTGGATGACTACGCCACGCAGATCGGCACCTTACGGACATTCGACCTACCGGCTGCTGTACGTACAGGATGGTCAGGTAGCGCAGGCAGCATTGATGCACCACCTGGCGCCAAATGGCGTTATGAATTAGAGCCTGCAGTGCGGGCGGTGCGCCCTGGTCGCAGTAGCGTTACAGTGAATTTGGTGGCGGTGATCTGATGGCAAAGGTCTATACCGGACGAGACGGGCGCCTGCTGCTTGACGGCACCGAGCAGATCAAGGTCACCAACTGGTCGATGACCGGCAACCTTGAAACACTGGAAACCACCAGTCTTGGCGACAGCCAGCGCACCTATGTACCTGGTGTGCAGGAATTTAACGGCAGCGCCACACTGCTGTATTACAACGATGGCGCCGGTCGCAACGATGCTGCAACAGCGTTGAAAAAAGTGCTGAAGATCGGCAGCGTATCTGAAGCCGACACTGTTGACATGCGTTTGCGCCTAGTCGACGGCAGCACCAATCACGATGTTCGACTGACTACATACATCACCAGCGTTACATTTGGCGCCAGTGTCGGTGAGGTTAGCTCTGCTCAAATCACCTTCCAAGGCACTGGAGCGCTGACAGCGGTGACGATCTAATGGGCATCTATCTTGGCAATATCGGAAACATTGAGCTGACCCGTAAATCATTGGAGGGCAGCAAGGATTCCGTTGTGAATCCAAGCGATGTCAACGCTTCCCGCGATCGTTTTAGTTTTGATTTTGATCCAAGCTATTTGATTAGTGGCGATTTAATTGAAATCGCCACTACAGATGGCACTAACCTAGATTTTGTTGACGCCACTGGCTGGGCAAATAATACGGTGCAATCCAGTGGCAACTGGTATGCTTTTATTGATGAGCTTGGCGGAATTCGGCTTTACACCAATTTTGATGACAGCCTTGAGGGGGCTAGTGCTGGCCTTATTTCTTTGAATGCTATTGCTCGCAACATACCGATCAAGGTAACTGTTCGCGATCGTGACGCCAGATTGCTGGGTTGCGTTTCCGACTACGAAATCAACACCACGCGCGAAACTGTAGACATTACTGTTTTAAGCGATGAATATAGACAGCAATACAGCAGCTTGATTAGCGGCAGCGGTCGCCTTACCGCGCAATGGGACTATGTGAAAGAAGGTGACACCGAGCCAGTTAACTATTTGATGCAGCTGGTGCTGCGCACGGAAATTGGCTCATCTTTTCGCGCTAAATTTTATATTAAATCAGCCGGCACGCGTGCTTCTGGTGGATCTTTTGACTCGACCCAAATCAACGACGCTTTGTGGTGGGAATTCGATGGCCTAATCACGTCTAGTGCAACAAGTTTTGCATCAGGTGACATCATTGTGAGTTCTGTTGATTTCGTAGCCACTGGTCCGATCAGACTGCGCGCCAAAACACGCACGACTGAATATCTGTTGCAGGAATCAGGAGACAAAATCAAACTCGAGCAAGACGCTGCTTCATTCTTGCTTTTGGAGCAATCCGACTGACACTAGAGTGGTGTCAGGCCATGCCCTGCACTCATAGCCACACAATCCAATGGCAGACCTCAGGATCACCGAACTGGCGGCTCTCTCAAGCGGTGACCTGGTTGCCGGTGATGAGCTTGCCGTAGCCGACATCAGCGCAAGCGAAACCAAGCGCATCACCGTTTCGGATTTCACGGGCAAGGCCGTGACTTTGATTGCGGATGCCACTATCCCTGGCGCCAAGATCTTGTTTGGCGCTGGCGAGATCGCTGGCACTGCATTAGAAGATGGAGCTATCGACACCGCACAGCTCGCAGACGAAGCTGTAACGGCAGCCAAGCTGGCGGACGAGTCAACGGTTGATCTGGTTACAACGCTGCCTGTATCCGGCGCATTTGTCGGTCAGATCGCACTTGATACCGACGACGACAAGGCATATATCTGGGACGGCAGCCAATGGGTCAGCTTTAAAGCAGCCGGCAGCGTTAACAGCGTTGTCGGCAGCTCAGCTGGTGTCGTCAATATCAGCGTCAGCACCTCCGGCGATGAGGTGACGATCAGCACGACGCTGGACAACACCAGTGCTGCTGCGCAGTTCCTTGCTGGTCCGACCTCCGCTGCTGGTGCGGTCAGTTATCGGACAATCGCAGCCGGAGACCTGCCGACAGCAACAACTGGCGCGAAGGGTGCTGTTGTTGTCAACGGCAATGGCCTGACGCTAAGCGGCGACACCATCGCCATTGATAACACCGTCACTGCCGAAGCCAGTGATTATCACATCGTTCAATACGACGCCAACGGCCTAGTCACTGATGGCCGCACAATTGTTGGGGCCGATGTACCAGTTGCGACTGTAACCACTGTTGGAGTCATCAGCCCCGGTAGCGGCTTGGGCGTCGACGGCGCAGGCACGCTAAATCACAGCAATGCTGTAGTCGGTGGCACTGCTGCCAAAGTCACCTATGACAACGAAGGGCACATCACCAGTGCTTTGTCTTTAAGTGATACAGACATCCCAAATCTTGATGCCAGCAAAATTACAAGCGGTACATTCAGCTCTGCACGCCTTGCTTCCAACTCTGTAACTGCTGATCAGTTAGCCGACTACGGCATTGCACAAATTGGTAGCACGCAGCCGATTCCTGAATTTGCCGGTCAGCTTTGGGTTAACCCCACCGATCGCACCGCATACGTTTGGGTCGGTCAGGTTGCACCAGCTCAGGGCTACTACCTGCCGCTGAACAACGAGTTTGGCGCACAGGCCAACCTTCGTTTTGGTGGTACGTACAACGCCAGCACAAATCTGGTCGCCAGCCTGAATACATACGGTGCAGGCGCGGGCCTAACCGTTGGTTCGGCGCTGACTGCACCAACGGCAGCTAGCGCTGGTATCTATTTGCTGGTCACCACTGCTGGTACCGGCACTGCGCCAGCGCCAGCTGTTGCACTGGATGTCGGCGACTGGATTTTGAGCCAAGGCCAAGGCACCACCTGGACGCACGTCAACTTGGTCGGTGCTGGCATCAGCGTTATCGACGCTGAAGATGTCACGTTTGACGGCAGTGCTTTGTCGCCTGCCATGGGCGGTGTTGCCGATGCAGGCGCAGCACTGACGACTTTATGGGGCCGGGTGCAGATTGCTACCCCATCCACGCTGGGCATTGTGCTGGAAACCACTGAGATCACGGTCGACAACAGCACTGGCGCCATGGCGGTCGGTGTCGTTGATGAAGGCACCTACTGAGCTGTGGCATGTCGGGCTTCAATTACAACGGCGAAAATATCCCACGCGGTGGCGCTGAAGGCGAAATTTTAGTCAAAATTGCCAACGCAGACTATTACGTGCAATACAGATCATTAACAGAAGTTTTTCAAGAATACGAGTTTGAGATTGATGAAGGCGAATACTAGACTGTGCCGGTAACGCCGTCCCATCGGGAGTTAAGGCATGGCTACCTATAAGCATCTGCGCAGCAGCACCGCAAACAAGCGCCCGACCACTTCTATCGCAGATGGTCAGCTTGCTATTAACACCAATACCGCAAGCCCCGGCCTGTTCTTTAAGGATTCCGCTGGTACCGGCATTGTCAAGGTCGGCCCGGTTCATGTTGGCACGACTGCACCAAACAGCTCACCTGCGGGCAGTAGCGGCAACTATGTAGGAGAGCAGTGGCTGGACACCAGCGTATCGCCCGCTCAGATGAAGGTATGGAATGGCAGCGCATGGATTGGCGTTGTTGCTGATGAGTTGCCGGTCAGCAAGCTGCAAGATGGCGCACCACGCCAGCTGGTGCAAACCGATGCAGCCGGCACTGGCGTTGAGTGGACGAGCAACATTGATGTGCCTGGCACGTTGGATGTAACTGGTGCCACCACGCTCGATTCAACGCTGACCGTACCGCTGGGCAGTGCTGCAGCACCAACGCTGCGGTTTACAGGCGACACCAACACCGGCCTCTATTCCCCAGGCGCAGATCAAGTAGCCATCTCGACTAATGGCACTGGGCGGTTGTTTGTTGATGCGAGTGGGAATGTTGGGGTTGGCACTACTTCGCCCAATTATGTATTAGATGTTGCAGGCACGGGAAGTATTTCCGCTGCGTTTACTTCAACAGATTCTGAAAACTATATCGCACTAAAAGACTCGGGAACAACCTTGGGGCACGTAAGAGTTGGATCAATTTCCAATGAATTGACATTTCGAGCAGGTAACTCCGAACGCGCCCGCATCGACAGCTCCGGCCGCTTAGGTCTGGGGACTAGTAGCCCTGGTTCAGTTTTAGACCTTGGCGAAGACTACCTTGGGCGAGCCATATCTTGGCATGGATCCTCAAGCCAAGCGTTGGGAAGTATTTGGACATCATATTCATCTGCTGAATTAACACTAGGTAGAGGTCTGATAGGCTCAACTACTGTTACAGGTGGGTTTGAAAGTTCCTCTTCTGCTAGTACTTCTAGGTCAGCCCTGCAATTGGGACAAGGCACCGCAACCATATTCACAGACAGTGCAGCAACTGTTGCATACGGCACACCAATCACCCCCACACCACGCTTTCACATTGACTCCTCAGGCAACGTAGGGATTGGCACTACGAGTCCTGGATTTCCTTTTCAAGTTAAATCAACAACAAATGCTCATGTAGCAATTTGGGACAATGGTGGTATTCCACAAGTTGTTGGCGTCAATGATGCTAATGGAAGCACGGAACTTCGATTGGCTGGACAAGTACTTTCTTTTACGGGAAATGGTGGCGCTGGTAGCGAACACGCTCGCATCACATCAAGTGGGCAGCTTTTAGTTGGCACGTCTAGTAGCCGTACTGGCTATAAGTTCGAGACAGAAGGAACTGCGTCAAACAATAGCTGGGCATCTTTTAGCCATAATTCAAATGATGTTATAGGCGCAATCTTAAAATTGCTGAAGTCAAGAGGAACAGCCGTTGGCAGCAATACTATCGTTCAAAGTGGTGACATTGTTGGAAGGATTGACTTTGATGGTACAGACGGAAGTGTTAATCAGACCGCTGCTCAGATTTATGCCGTTATAGACGGCACTCCCGGTGCTGCTGACATGCCGGGACGATTAGTGTTCTCCACTACTGCCGACGGAGCGAGCAGCCCGACGGAGCGGATGAGGATTAGCTCATCGGGAAATGTTTATATAGGCACAACCGTTGGAAATGCGCCATTTACAGTAGCTGGTACAAATATAGAAGTTATAAATACTAATGGTGCGTATGTAAACAATTCCCAAACAACTTCTGTTAGTACTTCCGCTACTACAATCGTTGCCGACGCGGGTTTCCAAGGTAGGCTTTGGGTCATTAACGGTGCGACAGGTGGTGATAGATTTTGCG